GGCGAGGGCGCGGGCGCGGTCGAGGGCGAGGGCGAGGGCGCGGTCGAGGGCGCGGTCGAGGGCGCGGTCGAGGGCGCGGTCGAGGTCGCGGTCGCGGTCGCGGGCGCGGGCGCGGGCGCGGGCGCGGGCGATTACATCCCTTGCTGCTTCAGCCGTAGCCACGTCGACGATCTCCGGCAGCGCGCGCAATTCTGCAGCGAACGGCTGCAATTCGGAGATGGCGAGCAGCTCGATGTACGCCGGCAATGTGTCGCGCAGGGACCAGTCGCCGATCGCGTAGATGCGCGTGATCTCGATTTCGCGCGATCTCCGCGTGTTGATCAGCTTAAAGACGAGCGGCTTGAGTGCCTCGCGCTCGTCATCGCTTTCGAGGCCGTCGTTGAGCGAGCGGCAGAACGACGCGAGCACTGGCGACACGCCTGGGTCACTGTCGGAGTGTGGATTTCCGGCGGCCCAGGACTCGGCTTCCAGAAGGCAAACGCCATCCTCCCGGTCTGAGTGAGCGCCCTGGCCAAGGCGGATCTGTGCGAGCTGCTCGATGGTGAGTGGTGATTGAGGATCGGGGGACGTGGTGTTGGTGGGTTCGCTCATGATTTTCAGGCCTCCATTGCGGCGATCGCCGCCGTTTGTTCGGTAGTGTTTGAGCGGTACTTGTAGGTCTCCGCCGGCGTGAGCTCGGCGCAGACGTCGCAGACATGGTCGTTGCGGAGGAACTCCTCCAGGTCGACCCCGGCGAGACAGCGGATGCACGTGGTCATGGCTTCGGTTCCCCCTCCTTGATCGCGAGCTCGAGCTGCCCGACGATCGGGCCGACGAGCCGCTGATTGTCGTAGGCGCGGGCGTGGGTCAGGTTGGAGAGCCCGCGGCGCATGAATTGGTTCCGGACCGCTCGGCGCTCCGCGTCGCTGGTGATCCAGAAGTAGCCGAACGGCTTCGCTGTCCCAGTCCCGATCGGCACATGCCGCTCCTCGACGAGGAACTTCACGAACGCTTGAATATCCCGAGGCTCGATGCCTGTCTCCTCGGCGATCGTGTGCATCGACACGGCGGCCGCGCGTCCCTTGCAGCGCCGTATCCGCGAGAGGACCGCGACGACCTTTCGCCGCGCGGCGCTGTCACGGATGTCGAGCGATTCAGCAAGGTTCGAGGAGGTCAATGGCCGCTCCCCATCCTGCGATCCTGGCCGGCGCGCCAGTTCTCGTGACCTTGAACCCACAGGCGGCCGGCAGCGGTACAGCGGACGACTTCGTCGCCCATCGAGTAGACGATTAATCCATGCTTGGCCAGACTGATCAGATCGATCGACGCGGCGATGTCGGTCTCGACGTCGCCCGTCTGGAGTGAGATCAACGGGACGGCGATGTGATTGGAGATGCTCGCGAGGAGGATGAGCTCCCTGCCCGTTGGGATGTACCTAACCACGCTGACCTCCGCTCAGGTACTCACGTCCCGCGGGGGTTGCGGAGAGGGTGTGGCCGTCGCCCTTGAAGTTGGACGCGACGAAGGCCGCCGAGTGCAGGTTGTAGAGGATCGCGCCCAGCGCGTCTCGAGCGGGGTCGTTGGCCTCGGCGAGATCGTCGCCCAGGACGTACCGGCCGATCTCCGTCGTCTCCGCGATCTTGGCCAGGATGCGGCGCTCGCCGACGAAGAGCTCGTAGCGCGCGGCTGTCATCTGAGAGCAGTGGCAATCGAAGCACGCTCCGGCGCCGGCCTCGCCGTGGCGTGCACGGTGCCGGGTCTTACTGCATTTGCACTCGCAGAAGGTCTTCATCGCTTCTTCTTCTCGTTTTGGCTGCTCATCAGGACCGGGGCGCCACCCCCAAGGTCGATCCCGGCGCCATCCGCGCTTTTTGGCTCTGACTATTTCAGCAACTCCACTCCGCTCGGGTTAGGGCGGATTTTGTGAGATGGAACGGCAGGCGCCGGGATTTCGCTTTTCTATCGTTCGCTATGGCCTCCTTTGGTCAATCTGCTCATCGACGTGCAGACCGGCGTCGCCGCCGGGAGAGTGGTTTAGGGTTCAGCCGCCGGAGCCGCGGGCGGCGTTCCGCTTCCGCTGGTGTCGCCGGTGCCGGCGGCCGGAGGGGCCGCTGGTGCGGGTGCGATGGCGGCCACGTCAACGCTGATGCTGTCGATCTCGTCGGAGATCTTCTGTAGGCGCGGATCGTCGGCCGTGGCCGGGTGTGCGTCGACCGTGGCCTGCAGCGCGGTGAGGCGAGCGATGACGCCGTCGGAACGCGTCCTCGCATCGTGGATGGCGGTGGTGAGATTCTCCACCTTGGTTTCGACCGAGTCGAGTTGGTCAGTCATGTGTTGGAGTGCTCCTTTCATGCTGTTGGTGATGGCGAGAGTGAGTGGACGTACAACGTGCTCGTCGATGAGCTTTTTGATCACTGGTTACCTCTTCTTATTAGTGCGGCGGCGCTCGGCGTAGATGCGCACCGCGTCGAGCTTCGGTTTGACGCTGTAGCTGACCTTGGTTGCGCCATAGGTGAAGCCGAACCTCTCGTGCAGCTTCGTGGGAATCTTCGGCAGGTCGCGTTTCGAGACGTGCTCGGTCACCTTCACGAGGCTCTTCCAGACATCTGATCTCTTGAGGCGCTTGATGACGTCTTCCTCGTCGACGTCGAACGCGACGGCCAGGCCGCCCCCGGTCCCGACGATCTCGATGTAGTTAAGATCCTCGGGTTGCCCGTGCTTCGCGGCGAACGTGTCCAGCGCTAGCTGCAGCGTGTTCTCGGTGGTGGCCAGTTCCTCGAGGCGCTTGGCGTACCTCTGATCGATCGCCGTCTTCTGCTGATTGATATCGAGCTGCAGAGCCTCGCGCTCGAGCCTGGCCGAGCCGAGATCGAGCCCGAAGCGGTCCGCCTCATCGCAGCCCGTAATCTCGATTGCCGGCTTTGCCGGCGCCGCTACTGCCTTCTTTCCCGTCGTCTTCTTCACGTTCCCTCCCTTTCGTTCCCCGGATGGCAATTGCCTCCGTTGTGCTGCGGCCACACGGCCCGCTCCCCGGTCCGCTTGCCTCCCCACCCTTCCCCCTGCCGCCCCTCCCCACCGCAGCACAGCGCAGACAACCTCCGCTCTGCGCCGCGACCCCTCTCCGGCCGCGGCGCAGACGCAGGTAGCCGCTCAGGCCTCCGCGGTCGCCGCGTCGATGATTGCCTCGCGCTTCACATCAGTGAGGGCGCCCCCGCTGCGCAGGTATTCGACGAGCTCGCGCCTGCGCTTCTCGAGGGCCAGCACGTTCACCCCGTCCGTGATCGCAACGATCGAGACGTCATCGAGCTTGGCGGACATCTCCATCACCAGGAGAGCGTCGTCGCGGTGGTCCGGAGCGACGTCGTCGATCGCCATGGCCAGAATCGCCAGCGACCTCCGCTCTGTTGCCGAGAATTCAGTGATTCGCATCGCCATTCGCTGCCCCCTACCGTCCCTTGCGCGACGAGTCCTGCACCCCTCCGGAGGGAGGGCGCATCACCAGCAGCAGGACGTTGGTTGTTGGATCGTTCGGCATGTTCGGGACAGCCACGATCGTCGCGCCGGCGCGCTGGTCGATCGGGAGCTGATTGAGCTCCGTCTCCGCGGTCTCGATCGCCGAGAAGGTCTGAAGGGAAACGGTGTGCTCGTGACAGGCGTCGCCGACCGGCACCGATACGCTCGGTGCGCCGGTCACTAGAATCCTGTATGCGACGACCACGTGCGGGCCGGGAACCCGGAACGACGTAACGCGGGCCGACTCCTGCTGGAGAGAGCTGAGCGTCGAGATGAAGGCGCTGGCATCTGCTGTCGACTCGAAGGCCGAGATCGAGTAGACGCCGAGCGTGTTGCAGCCGACGATGCACCATTCGTCGGGAAGACACTGCGCGTGGGCAGAGGGGATGACGAAGGCCGCGATCGCGGCGAAGAGGACGATAACGAGTGACCGTTTCATGGGGTTAGCTCCTTCCCGACGCGGCAGGCGCGTCGAACATGGGCTCAGTGGTTTGTGGGGCCGGCGGAATCACCTCGAGCACGCGCTCGAGGCTCCGGACGGCATAGGGCTCGCCGTCGACCCGGCGGAAGACGGTTTCGAGGAACTCAGCACGGATGACCGTGCCCTTGGTGATGGGCTGGCCTTTGTCCAGAAAGGCGTGGTCATGAACGGCAACCTTGAACTGATGGTCGTCCACGGAGAGCGTCCAGAACGTGCGGCCCTCGAGGGCCACGATGATCAGGCGCGCCGACATCTCGACCATATGCTCGCGAGTGATGACCTCATCCTCGGCCGGGGCGGTGTCGTCCGATCGCCGGTCTTCGCTCTCCGGGCGCACCAGCCTCATTTGCGGCCGTTGGCGCTGCAGCTCGGCGATGAAGGTGTTCGCCGCGTCGAGCTGCTCGAAGAGCTGGCCGCGCTCCCCCTCCCATTGCACTCCCCTCTCTTCCCAGGCGCGGATCTGCGAGGAGTGCTCGGTGACGAGGGCCTGCAGCTCCTCCTGCGCGGACGCGTGACGGCGCGCCAACTCGTCGCGCGCGATCGTCATGTCGCGGAGCGCGGCCAGCGTTTCATCGCGGATGGCGACCCACGCGGCCATCTCTCCGATCGGGACGTAGCCGGCCATCGCCAGGACGCGCTCAAACACGGTCGCCTCCTTTCCGCCGGCGGGAGATCCGGTCGAGGACGGCGTTGGCGACCGTGATGTCGACGATGAACTCCTCGCTCTTCTCGCCGAACCGGGCCCGGAAGATGGTCACCTCGGCATAGATCGGGTGCGGAAGTTGGCTGATGGCCGACACGCCTTGCTTCTCGCCGTCGCGATAGCGGATCTCGACGTCGGCCGGCAGGAACTCGGTCTCGTCGAACGGGATCACGACCGCGGCGATCGGCTTGGCGATCGCGTGACGACCAGGGAGTTGCCTAGCGGAGGGCATCATACGAACGACGCTCCCTTCACATAGGCAAGCGCCTCGAGCACTTGCTTGCGCGATGGAGAGGTCGTATCGAAGTTGATCTTCGCGACCTCCAGCACGCACTTGACCGTGCGGAACGTGCCCTCGCGCTTGGCGGCAGCGAGAAGCACGTCGAGCGACGCATCGACCGCGTCTTTGTCCACGATCTGCGAGGCGATGAGCCTCACGTCCGCCGCCTTCGTCTTCTCCGAATCGAAGTGGACGCGGGCAATGACGCGCGAGGTGTACTGGGCGTGTGCGGCCGCGGCGCTCTCGGCGCGCTCGTAGACCTCTTCGTTGCCGCTGAGAACCAGAGGGCACTGCGCCTGGTCTGCGATGCAGCGCAGCTCGTCGACGCGCTTCAAATCGACCTTCTGCGCCTCGTCGACGAAGATCGTCGGCCGGTTGCGCCGCACGAGCATCTTCACGACCTCGCGCGTCGGCAGCGCGCGCTTGGTCACGCCCCCCAATCGATAGACCAGCTCCATGCGCAGCGTCCAGGGAGCGCTGAGCTCGTCGGTTGCCGAGATGTAGACCGAGTTCCGCTCGGCGCGGAGATGAGCCAGAGTGCTCGTCTTTCCGAAGCCGGCGGCCGTGGAGATGATGGCGATCATCCCCGTCTTCTCGGCGATCAGCACCGCGCGCTCGATCTCTCGCGCCACGCTCGTCCTGACGAACGGGAGCTTGCCGCCGATGGCCAGGCGCTGCTCTTCGTCCTCCAGATAGACGGCGATCCTGCGCGCCAGCTCGCCCTCGTCGGCGCCGTACTTGTTGCGCAGGAAATTGCCTACGGATGAGGCGCTGAGGGTCGCCCCGGTTCGCTTTGAAATGTTTGCCGCAAGCTCGGCTTCGCTGTACCCTCTTGCATCCTTGTGGTCTGCGAGCCGTCGACGCACCTGTTCGATGGCCGCCGGTTCGAGTGGCGCCTCTCCGGTTCTGGCCGGCGAGGCGCTTTCGTTTCCTGGTGACTTGAAAGCCGCGATCGTCATTTGGTTAACCCCTCCTTCACTGGCGGCGCTTGAGCCTCAGCTCGCGCCGAAAACGATTTCGTAGTGTTCGAAGCACATGTCCCTGTCGAAGTCCCCACGGCCGGGGCAGTCGAGGTCGTAGACGCACATCCCCGCTTCGTCCCTTGTCCTCTTGAGCTCGCGCAGCGCGGCCGCGCTCAGCTCCTCGGTCACGTACTGGCGCTCCTCGGCGGTCTCTTCGCTGCCGGGCCCCGCGTCGTGGATGAAGAGCGAGGACTCGCGCGCATGGCGCTCTCTGAGGAGGTCCGTATCGACAAACTGGGCGGGATCGTTGGGCTGGCTGGCGAGCGCGAGGTCGGCAGCGGAGAGACCGAATGGATTGGCGAGGCGTTCTTCGGCCGCGGCGATCTGCCTGGCCAGCGGAGAGAGATGCCCATCGACGACCGTGATGACGCTGCCCTCGGCGCCGGCGACAGCCATCATCGGCGCTGGCACCTGGCCCTCTTCGCGCAGCGCGACGAGCTTCCGATACTCCTCGGCGTCGACGTCCGTGAGACGGCCGCGCATCTTCGGATGCATCGCCTCCCACTCGCTCTTGACCTCGTTCCAGAAGGCGTTGCGCCCGGCGATCGCCGCGGCCACCTGGGGCGATCGCCCCTTCGGCGCCGCGGCCGAGCTGCTCACGTCCGTCGCGACACCGATGAAGCGCCCCATGGCGTCGCACACGACGACGATCTCGGGCTTAGCTTCGTGGTACCGGATGACGACCTTCTGCAGCAGGTACCGCGCGTGCGCCGCCGGCTCCAGGCGATAGGTGCGCTTGTGGAACTGGATCCCGTTCCGCCCGACCTGCGCGCCGACCTTCTCGTGCCAGAAAGCCACAGCCAGGGCCGCCGGATCCGGATCCTGCCGCGCGAGGCGGATCGACTGGTCGGCGAAGACCTCGTTCGGAGAGCGGCCGTCCATGCCCGCGCCGCGGTGCGGCCTGGCGTTGTACTCCTCGACGTCGCGCTCGATCGCTGAGCGGAACTCGCTGAGCGTCGGCAGCTCGGCCGGATGCTTGCGCAGGTACTCGGCGCGGTCACTCCTCTGCCCCAGCGCGCCCCGGTACGACTCGAACTCCGGATAGAGCTGAACCCCGAGCGTGTTGAACCAGCGCTCGACTCCCTTACCTTGCGGCTCGCCCGGAATCGAGAAGATCGCTTCCACACCGAAGGGACCGACCACGCGGTTCACTGACTCGGGGTCGAACCCCGCGCACTCCTCGATCTTGGCCGTGCGCCGGCCGACCTCGTAATGCTTCCAGCCCCACTTGCCGAGGCCCCTCACGTAGTCGGCGCCGTTGTCGATGTGGCAGTAGCGGTTGAGGCCGTGCTTCAGCCACACCCGGTGGAGCGAGTCGAGGATGTGCCGGCTGTTCGGCGCGTCGACGTACAGCTCGACGTCGAGCACCTTCCGCGAGCGCACGTCGTACCAGACCGTGATCCACGGGAAGTGCGAGACCTCGCAGAACGGCATCTCGCAGTTCACCGGCACGTCGGCCTGGTGATGATCGCTCTCGATCATCTCCATCACCTGGAGCGACTCGTAGTCGCCGATGACGAAGGGGCGGATTTGTTTGTGACGTTTCTCTGGGTAGCGGTACAGCTCGACCAGGCCCGGAGCCAGCCCCGAGAGGTGGTTGTAGATGGCCCGGTAGTGCGGCATCTCCCACCCACGGGTGCGCGCTTCCTTTTCCAGCAGGCGATAGCACTGGGCGATCGTCCGCCGCGGGTACCGCAGGTACAGCGCCTCGGCGCGGAGCTTGATCTCCTCGGAGAATCGCACCCGGCCGCGCAGATGCGAGCCGTTCCGCCCGTCGACCAGGCCGTCGCGGCCTTGTTCTCTGTACGCGGTCGTCCAGCGCTTGAGCGAGCGCGTCGAGATCGAAAGCGCGTGGTCGCCGCCGTCCGGCAACTCGACGCGGAACGTCTCCCGATTCGCGTCGACGAAGCCTTGCTGCTGGCTCACCGAGCGGCGGCCGCCGGCCAGGAAGGAGCGCCAGGCCACCACGGCCTTCTCGCGCGCGATCGTCCGGGCCCGAACGCGCACGTCGGCCCGCGCGAACTTCTCCTGGCGCTGCTCGATCGTCGCCTTCGCTGTGATCGAGGCCACGATCTCAGGATGGCTTTGAAGGTAGCGGGCCAGCGCGTCGTCTGGCAGAGAGTAAGGGTCGATGAGAATGGCGTCGGGGTTTCTCCCGATCACCTCGCGGTTGGTAATGCGGAGCGATGTCCCCAGGTTAGCGGTGCGGCGTACTGAGCGAGGATGAAGCCCGAGCAGCGAGGCCACTACCGACACCGGCAGCGGCGGGATCTCGGTGGCGGGATGCGCGAGGGCCGTCACGATTGCTCGCTCCCGCCCTCGACCATGCGCATGTTGATGGCCCGGTCCGTGTTCGGGCAGAGCGCCCAGTATCTGAAGAGAAGATTGCCGATCTGGATCGGCCGGGAGCGTTGGAAGAACTCGAGAGACTTGTGATCCTCGCCGCAGCGAGCGCAATGAGAGACGTCGATCGTGATCCGACCGGTCGTCATCGCGCGGCCTCCAACACCATCGCCGGAAAGCAGCGCGGGCAGAGGTCACGATTGCGGCCGACGTTCTTGCCGCACGCGCGGCACATGAACGCGTCGCACGTCTTCTTGCCCGTCTTCTTCGAAGGGCCGTCGCAGAGCAGGCCATCGCCGGCGTGGACGCTGCGTTTACAGAATGAGCACTTGCGCGAGCGGCCGCGGTTGCAGAGGATGACGGCGAACTGCGGCGCGTCGTCTTCGATGCGCGTCCACTCCACGCCGCTCTCGAAGGTCACTGACCCGCCCATCCCGAGCGCCAGGACTTCCTCACCATTCGCGCGCAGTGGGGAGTCGGGCGGAAGCGCATCGATCGACTTGCGGACTTTGGCCTCCGTCACCTGGCGGAAGTCGGAGCCGGCGAGGTAGCGGAAGGCCTTCATTGCGCGGCCTCCTCCAAGGGAGGGTTTGCGACGGGGCAGTTCTTGATGCGGTGAGAGCCTCCGGTGAAGTCGAGGTTGCGGTCGTCGGGTTGGTGGTAACCGCACACATGGTGATGGACGCCGTCGATCACAAAACAGAACAGCGCCGGCGGTGGCGCACCACGAAGTCGGTGACGGTCGACGTTTTCGCAGCGGGGACCGATCCCCGGCCCGAGTTTTACTTTGCGAGTTGGCAAGCCTGAGCGTGCCGGTAGCTGCTTTGGTTTCGCCGACGTTGCAGGTTCGTCCTGTCCGAAAATGTCTTCGGGGCGCAGAACGGTGCGCGAACCTTCGAGCGCAAGAAACTTGTTGACGATGAGGCTGATCACGAATCGCTCTCCGCGAGTGAACTGCTCACGAAGGAAAGAAGGCTCCAGTAACCGCATCGCCTGATCTACCAGGGCGGTCACCTCGCTGTTGCTCTGAGGCGAAGGATCTGCGGGCCGCCCCGCCCCGGAAGCCGGGCGAAAGGCGCCGACCACTCGCGACAAGCCAAGAAGACATAGCGCCGCTAACGACGATCCCATCTGGCGGCGCATCACGCGAGCTCCCGTTCGAGATCGGACAGGGCGATCCACCCCAGTGCTAGGCGCTGTCGCCGATCCAGTCTGCGCAGGACGCTCTTGTCGACGGAAAGTACCCTCGAAAGAGAGTCGAGGACACGATTGCTGGCGCCTGGGCGCTTCGCTCGTTCGAGGTCGGATAAGTAGGCCGGCGAGATCCCTGCTTTCGCGGCGGTCTGCCGGACGCTCAGCTTCGTCTTGGTCCGAAGTGACCTGAGCGCACTCGCAAGCGGGTAAGTTTGCGGGTCAAGTGCTCCTGCTATACGTAGCATGTCAGCTACTGTAAGCCGCCAGTGGCCGCAAGTCAACCCCTAAAATAGCTCACTTGCTACTTGCGCACAGGCAACGTCGGCCTCATACTTGCCCGGTGTAAGCTGATATATGCTGACAGCCCACATGACGCGAGTAACCGTCGACGACGCAGGAATCCGTGCGATGCGGATCGCGCTCAAACTGACGCAGAGACAAGTCGCCACGCTGGCCGGGGTAGCTGAGAGCACCGTCAAACGCACCGAGAAGAGAGGGCGCGGGCACAACTTCGTTCGGATTAAGAAGGTTCTCGACGAAGCGGAGAAGAAGGGGGCTCCCCGGGCGGCAGTCGAACACATCGCGATAGAGATCGACGGTTCGCCGTCTGACTTAGTGCGCGAGTTCCAGGCGCTCCTCGACGGCATGCAGACGGTCGAACAGCAGTGGGCCGCGGTGCGGGCGTTCGCGCTGACGGCCGGGAGCGTGGCGGAAGCGCGACTCCGCAGGGGAACAACCGGAGATGACAAATAGCCCGATCGATGCGGCACTCTCCACGCTGCTCGCTTGCGGGCTGGAGGGCATCATCAATAAAGAGGCGGCCGCGAGTTTGGCGGTCGCTGACGATCAGCTTGCGGAATCGACCGCCAGCGAGATCCTCAGCCTCGATACTAGGGCGATTGATGCATTCGAAGTTGGCCCGGAGCTGAAGAGACCCGCGGTCGCATGGAAGCTACTCGACTCTCTCGACGCTGAACGGTACCACTGGAATCCAGAAAGACTCCTGGCCGTGGCCAAGCTCGCCTATGTAATCGCGTCCTCCCGACCGAGCAGCGCCATGCTTGAGTTCATCGCTCTCAAAGAGCAGGCGACGGCACTCAAACTGTTGTTTCGTTTTGATGACGCTCACCGGACGCTCGACCGGGCGGCTATCGTGGCCCGTCGCACATCGTCATCGGTCGTCAACCTTGCAATTGTCGATTACGCCCGCGCCGGCGTGTGCTGCGACGCGCAACAGCGCCAAGACGCGCTCATCTTGCTTCATCGTGCGCAAGCCGTGTTTCGGTCTACTGGCGAGGATCGCCGGCTCGAGCAAAGCAAGAGCCTGGAGGCGACGATCCTCTTCGGCCTCGGTCGCTACGAGGACGCTTGCGTGATCTATGAGGCGGCGCTCTCATCTGCGGTCGCGAGGAACGACAATCAGCGAATGGCAATGGAGGTCGGCAACATCGGCCACTGCTGCATGATGCTAAGAGAAACGGAAGCCGCGAGAGGTTACCTCTCCATGGCGGCAGAGATGTATGCCGCAGAAGGAATGGGAATAGGTCAAGCGACTGCGTTGCGTGCGCTTGGCCGCCTCACGATACGGGAAGCCGGCGCCGATGAGGAGGAAGAGATCCTTCAGGCTTCAACTATATTCGAGCGTCTCGGCTTGATTGGGCAATGGTGCCTAACGCGACTCGCACTCGCGGAAGAGTTGCTTGAATTTGCCCCAGATGCCGACGTCGATGTGATTTGCCAGGAGGCGCTGAATCGCGCCGTCGATGCGCGGATAGGTGTGATCACGGCGAGTGCGTTGGCGCTCCTGAGCCACGCAGCGAAACAGCGCGACGTGACTCCGGATTTTGTGCGCGAGGTGTCGTGCTGCATTGATCCATCAGCAATCACTGCGAGCGCAAATGAGCGCTGACAGGGAGGGAGGAGCGGCCGCCGCGGCCGCCGCTCCTCCCTGTGGCAGTTACGGATGTGGGTATTGCGGATCGTCCATCGGCGACGGAAGCAACTTCTTCACGAGGTGAATCAGTTGTGCCAGTACGCCGCCGGGCGATCCAGCGTCCCGACGAGGTGCCGCGATCGCGGCGTTTGTGGAGAGGAAAACGACGAGTAGAATTGCGGAAATACGGCCCTTGGTCCTTGATGACATGAACGCCTCCTGTTGTCGGCTTCGGCGGCATTGCCGAGCCGGTATCGTTATAGACACTGAAGGCGCCTTCAGCTAGGAGAGGATTTGGGCGGCCGTTCCCCTACCCTCGGGAAGCAGGAAAGATGAAAAGGAGTGCCAGAATGATCAAACGAGTCATGGCTTTGGGGTTCCTCACCGCGGCTGCGGCATCCTTCGCTTTCGCGGCGGCCCCGCAACCTACCTGGGAGAAGGAGCCGGCTGAGGTACGCGGTGTGCCTTTCGGCGCGAGTGAGGCTCTCGTTAAAAAGACTCTACGGATCGGATGCGTATCTATCGGAGAGGACCGGGAGTGCGTACAGCGCTTCAAAATTGGGGACATCCGGGTCGTGGGTGGGTTCGACGTCACCGATGATCGGATGCACACCGTGACGTTCCTTTTCGACTCGCCCAACTTTGAGGCGATGAAGGCTGTACTTATCGAGAAATATGGCCCTCCTACCGAACAGCACTCGGAGCCATTTCAGACGAAGAGTGGCGCGACCTACGACAACACGGTGCTCACCTGGGTCGGCGTCGAGGTTCGTGTTGACGCGCGAAAGTTCGGATCGAGTCTCGATAGCTCGCGCGTTGAATTCAATACGTCTGAGTGGCTCCGCAAACTCGCCGACAGAGATGCGATGAAAGCGAAGAAGGCAGCGACGGATTTTTGAAAGGTCACATGAGATCCTTGGTTACGACAGCAACGCTCGCTCTCGCGTTGATCGGCTGCGCTACGGCCTACCAATCGAAGGGACCCACCGGAGGGTATTCGGATACGAAGTTAGGTCCGCGGACCTATCAGATTCGCTTTCAGGGGAATGGGTTCACGGTGAACGACAGGGTTTCGGTCTTCATGCTCCGACGAGCTGCAGAGATCACGCTCGAAAACGGGTTTCGCTACTTCGTGCTGACCGCGCAGCAAACGCAAACATCTCATTCCTACGGCGGTGGCGGCATCAGCGCGAACTTTGCGAATCAGTCTTCCATTGTCCGTTTTCTGGATGATGCGAGTGGCGATGCCGCTGCGGCCGATGCGGTAACCGTCGTTAAGGAAACCGACGCCGAAGCGAGGGGCGCGCTCACGGAGAAGGCACGCGCTGCGCTTGCCAAATTGGGGGCGCCGTCGAAGTGAACCCGCCCTGAAATCGCTACAGCCGCCTCTACCGTTTACAATTCGCGATCGTGGCTGGATCTCCGGAAGAAAGCGGCGGGAGCGGGAGAGATCGGTGGCGCACGGCGGGAGAGATCGCCCGTGAGCTGAAGGTCACCGAGGAGACCGTCGTCGGTTGGTACGACGCCGGCGAGCTCCGGGCCGTCAATCTTTCGCTCGGCAAGCGAAAGCGACTACTCCGCATCAAACAGAGCTGGGTCGACCAGTTCCTCTCCAAACGCGGGATGGCATAGAAAAATAATCGCGATGGTCGCGATGGTCGCGATGGTCGCGATGGTTCCCTGGTAATCCCGCCGATCCGAGCCTACCTTGCCCGCAACAGCAGCCTGAGCGGTCCGGCTGCAACTCACAAAACGATGAAGGCGCGCGGGCGCGCGCCGACGAACTGGGCGGGAGGGTGTGATGGGGAAGAGGTTCTTCGGGCTCGCGTGCTTTCTCTTTGTTCTGACGGCTTGTCCTGATGCGGCGCTGGCGGCGACGCGGTACCTGACGCCGCTCCCGAATGCCAGTGCGCCGGCGACCCTGAAGCTGGCGATCGCTGGCGGGGACAACTGGGCAACGGACCTCGGTCTCAGCTCGCTTCCCGGCGCGACGGATCCGGCCGGCGTGGCCCTCAGTCCGTGTCAGCAGGGGACGCTCAGCATCGTCCCGCACGGCTCGCGCTATATCGAGGACTCGACGCGGACCATCTTCTGCGGCGGCCAGGACCAGTACTACCTGATCGACGTGCCGGCGGGAACGCACGGCTTCACGATGCTGAGCTTCACGGCGGGACAGTCGCATACGAGTTTCAAGATGCCGGCGCTCGGTGCTGTCGTGCCAGGGGCGCCGCAGACCTTCGACGAGGCGCTGACGAACACGACGACCAACACGGTCTACGTGCTCTGCGGCTTCCCCGGGAGCGAAGGTGCTCTCAACGTCGACGTCTACGGCCAGGACGGCGAGCTGCTCACCAAGGCCGGCCCTGAGTTCATCAACTGCAACGCACCGATCACTCTGTATCCGCTGAAGACGAAGTTTCAGAGTGGGTACGTCGTGGTCTCGAACGCGAGCTTCGGAGCGCCCGGCTTTGGGGCGACGATCTACGGGGCGGTCGTGAACTCGACGGCCGGCAACGGCAACGCCCGCATCTATCCATTCGGCGATTCCGCTCCCTGAAGGGAGCTCCTACACATCGCCGGAGAAAGCTGCGCGGGATCCCGCGTAGCTCCTCTTGCGGCGCCATCCAACGCAACGAAGGAGGGGTCATGAACAAGAAGTGGTACCTGAGCAAGTCCGTGTGGATCCACGGCCTGCAGACCGCCGGAGGTCTGCTGGTTCTCATCGCGCCCAATCTTCCAGCCTCATGGACGGCTGCGGGCTGGGTCGCGACCGCGAGCGGCGCGATCGCGCTGGGCTTGCGCCTGATCACCGGCACGCCGATCGCCGGCTCGCCGGCCGACACGGCCAGCGCCGGGTAGGTGTTGCCTCGCACACATCCGGCCGCGCGGGAGCCCGGCCGGATGAGCGGGAGGCAACACATGAAGAAACTCGCATCAGTCATTTTCGGAGTCGCGCTCATCATGGCGATGAGCTCCATCCTCGGTTGCGCCGGCGGTAAAGCTCCGGCGGTCGGTCCACAAGCGCATGCCGCCATCGATAGCGCCCGCGGGATCGGGCGTTTCGCGATCGAGGCCTATCTCAGCAGCAAGGGCGTGCCGCCGGCTGTGACGGCGGGAGCGCTCAAGGTGCTGGACGACAGCGTCATCGACCCGGCCCTCAACGGCGGAAAATTCAGCCTGGTAATCGACCCCGTCGCATGGGCGCCTGTACGCGCAAAGATGGTGGCCGACGGCGCAAAGGCTCTGACAGGAATCAAGTCGAACGGCGTCGTCATGGTCGATCAGGCCACGGCAGAACTGTTCGTCGGGCAGCTCGTCGACGGGATTGCGGAAGTGGTGAAGTCCGAGACGACATCCGCGCCGGCGACATCGCCCGCGCCTCCGGTGCCGACTACGACCGAGCCTCCGACGTCGACGGCTCCTCCGAGCTCGACCGCGCCGGCCGCCACACAGACGTAAATGGTCATCACTCTTCACGCCGCCGCTGCCGCGGTGCTTCTCCGCTCAAACGCGCGTCACGGCCTTGGACAAGCCGTGGACTGGCGAGTGGGTGGGAGCGCGCGTGGGGAGCGTCGAGTCGCCTGCGGCAGCGCGGCGTGAGGGCTTTTCGCATGAGACGGCTCGCCCGATGTTTCGGTGTCGCCTTCACCGCGGCGCTCGAAGGATGGTGGGTCTTCGATCTCCCGTTCTGGAAAGCCTTTTGGCGTGACCTGGGCGAGGAGCTCAAGGAAGAAAAGAGTGCCGCGCGTGCGGCATGAGCAGCAGAGAACGAGCGGAACAATGACGCGACCACTTCAGACCTACAACGTGCGACGCATCGGCCAGGTCATCGACCAGGCCGTCACCACGTTCCAAAACTCTGACGCCGTCGTCCGCCGCCTCGTTCTCTGCGCTCTTGCGGCATGCGCGTTCCCGGCCGGTGCCGTGGTGATGCTTTGCAGAAGCTGCTGAGAGAGGGAGAGATGGCGATGCCGGAATGGCTGACTCAGACGCTTACTGTCGCCGCGCTCGGCGTTGTGGGCTGGTTCATGCGCAGCCTGCGCAACGACATCGACAGGATCAAGTACCAACTGGCCCGCAATTACGTCACGCACCGGCAACTGCGCGGGCTGCGGACCGACCTGCGCAACACCATCGCGTCGATCAACCACCTGCAGGTCGCTCTGGCGCAGCAGTTCAAATTCAAGCCATTCATCGTCACGCCGGATCCGGCCAGTGAGTACGACCAGGGCGAGGAGATCGAGCACGATGGCGAGTAACCCTCACGTGACGCTCATCAACGGCGACAGCCGCCGCGTGCTCGATCGCATCGACGACGAGTATGTCGACGCGGTCGTCACCGATCCTCCCTACGAGATCGGTTTCAACAATGCCAGGTGGGACTCCACGGGCGTGGCGATGTCGAAGGATCTATGGGCGAACGTTCTGCGCGTGACGCGGCCTGGCGCGTACCTACTGGCCTTCGGAGCGACGCGCACGTTCCACCGGCTCACGAGCGCGATCGAAGACGCGGGCTTCGAGATTCAGGACTGCCTGGTCTGGCTATACAGCAACGGATTCCCCAAGCACCGCTCGCGACTCAAGCCCGCGTGGGAGCCGATCGTGCTGGCCAGGAAGCGCGCGCCGAACGCCACAGTGCTGAACATCGAAGAGTGCCGCGTGAACGGCCGCTGGCCGGCGAACGTACTCTTCGATGAGGCCGCGGCCGAGCTCTTGGACGATCTATACCCGCGCCGCGGCGAGCCGATCTCCCGCATGTACTACGTCGCTAAGCCGACGTCGCAGGAGCGCGACCTGGGGCTGGAAGGTCACGGCTTCAAACGCCGGCAGATCAACCTTCTGGCAGGCCTCCGTAAGCCGACGCGGCCGCGCTTCAACATTCATCCGACCGTCAAGCCGATCACGCTGATGCGGCACCTCGTTGCTCTGGTCACCCCGGACGAAGGTCGCGTGCTGGACCCGTTCACGGGAAGCGGGACGACCGGTTGCGCGGCCGTGATCGAGGGGCGCTCGTTCGTCGGCATCGAGCGCGAGCATCAGTCATACCGGTTCGCGCACGCGCGGATCGAGTACTGGAAGGAGCACCGGGCGGCGTGAAGAAAACGCTCGCTCGCAAGCCTCGGATCGCCGCGAAGAAGAAAGCGGCGCCGGCGAAGGTGCGCGGTAATCCTGGCGGACCGCCGAAACGCGGCCGTCCGCATCACGGCACCGTGGACAGCTCGCCCGATCTGCGCGCGATCGTGAAGGAGCTCTATTACGCGCATCCCGAGTGGTCGATCGAGCAGAAGCTCTCCTGGATCCACGACTCGCATCCGGAGTTCCGCACGTTGAGCTGGTCGGCCCTGCAGCGCTGGTACGACAAGTTCGAGCGCCACATTGTCGAGCAGGACACGATGCTGAGTCTGGCGCGGGCGCTCAAGGCCAGCACCGAAGAGGACGGCCTGATGCTCACCTCGATCGTCGGCGAGCTGGCGCAGACCAAGGTCTACGAATCGTTCCTGAGCGAGGAGCCTCTCACCAAAGACGACCAGGTCAAGATCATGATGCAGTCGCGCCTCAACTCCTCGGCCGCCTCGCGCGAGCGAGCCCGCCGCTCTGTTGAAAAGGACATCCGCCGCGGCGCGCAGCGCGTGAAAGACGACCTGCGCAAGATCCTCAAGGGGCATCCGGACCTCGCCGAGCGCCTGGCGAAGATCGTCGACGCGCGCACGAATGAAATCGTCGAGGAGGCGACGCGCCGATGAACGACGTCGCCCGCGATCTCATCGATGACATCCTCGACCGGCCGGTCGCGAAGCGCCGCAACGCGGAGGCGAAGAGGCCGCGGCGATCGCTCGAGCGGTTCCTCCAGGAGGAGATCCATACGGACTCGGGTCTCTTTTCATTCACCGGTCACGAGCCTCTGCTCTTCATCGTGCGTCTCATCGAGCGGCTAATCGTCGAGCGGGTGTGCGACGCGCGCGTTGCCATCGTCAAGGCCGAGCAGATCGGGTTCTCGACCCTGGCGATCGGCGTCGCGCTCTGGGCGGTAGCGGAGCTCGGTTACAACGTCGGCTACTTCTTCCCGGACGACAAGATGGCCTCGGAGTTCGGGGCGGCGCGGTTCAATCCGACGATCGAGCGCTCGCTGTTTCTGGCCGGCCGGATGAAAGACGCCGGCGTCGACCGCGGCGTGCTCAAAGAGCTCGGCGACGGGAAGTATCTCTACCTCAAGGGCCTGGGCACCCTCAAGGGCGCGATCGCCAATCCGCAGGATCTCCAGCTCCTCGACGAGTTCGACAAGATCCCGGCCAATGTCGCACGCTGGACCAAGGGGCGCATGACGCATTCGAAGCTGCGCCTGGCGATCCGCTTCTCCGCGCCCTACGCGGACGGCGCCGGGATCCACAAGAGCTTCGACGACGGTTCGCAGCGACGGCTGCTGATCAAGTGCCTGGCCTGCGGCCGCGGCGACATCTGCCTCGAGGAGTCATTCCCCGAGTGCATGCGTCAGTTCAACGGCACGTGGGTGCGTGTCTGTCCGGACTGTCACAAGAAGCTCGACATCGCCGGCAACTCCGAGTGGGTCGCGACGCATCCGCAGCGGGAAAAGGACGGCGAGTTCTCGTTCCGAGTCTCGGCGCTTTCGATGGGGGCGATCGACGCGAACCTCATCATGCACGACTACCTCAAGGCCGTAGAGACCGGGGATCCGGATGAGATGGCGATCTTCGACCGCTCCAAGCGCGCCTTTCCGAACGCCGGCGCGATGCAGCCGATCACGGACGTCGAGCTGCGCAAGATGGAGCGCGACTACGTGCTCAAGCTGCAGGCCGCCTCGCATCCGGTCTTCTTCGGCGTCGACGCCGGCAACGCGTGCTGGTTCTGGGCCGAGGAGTATCTGCCGGATGGAACGCGGCGCCTGGTGTGGGCCGAGAAGATGAGCTCGGACTCCTGGGTCGAGCGGACGACGGCGCTCATCGACAAGCTGCGGCCGCGCTTCGGGGTCATCGACAAGAAGCCGCTTCTCACTGACTCGCGCAAGCTTGCCTACGCGTTCCCCAGGAACATCGCTCTGCTCGACTTCGCGAACGGGCACGAGCTCACGATGGTCGAAGAGCAGCTCGTCGAAGAGGACACGATCGGCGGCGCTCAGAATCCGCGGGGCCCGAAGTATCTCTGCGTCAAGGTCGACCGCGATGTAGCTCTCGCGAAGTTTTGTGCCGAGTCGACGCATCCGGATCACGGCCTTCTGTTGCCGAACGAACGGACGCGGACGATGACGCTGGTCGGCGAGCACCTCAAGAAACTGCAGAAGGTCGTCACCAAGAGTAAATCCGGCAACGAGATCCACCGCTTCATCGACGGGGTCGACAACCACTTTGGGATGGCCGGCATGTCGGCCGTGATGGCGCGCCTGGTCGCGCCGTCGATTCAGCCGTTCGCGTTCTTCCCCTGTGACGATTCCGCCGTCGCCGGCGAGGACTACGACGACTATCGCGACCTGGGAGGCTTCGTCTGATGTCCCCCTCCCTTATCGTCGACGCTTACGGCCGGCCGTTCAATTACAACGCGCCCCCTCAGGAGCCTGTCTCGCCGATCGGGCAGAACTGGGATCCGTTTGCGTACCGCACGCTCGGCCGAGACGAGATCCCGCCGGAGATGATCGCTCTGGCGATCGCGGATCGTCTTCCTCTCGCGCAGACGCAACTCCTCTGCAAGCGCGTGCTCGACAACGACTCGCGCTTCGGCGGCTTCTGGCGCGACTACTCGGACGCGATCTCGGGCCTCGATTGGGAAGTCATCCCGCGCGAGCGCGCCACGCGCGACGACAAGCGCATGGCCACCAAGGTCGCCAATGATCTACAGGACCAGCTCACCGACCTGCCGATCGAGAAGCTGATCAGCAGCATCGTCTGGGGCGACTACGCGCCGTTCGGATGGGCCGAGAACGTGTGGGACCTCCAGACCAAGGATCTCATCGGGTGGGAGTTCCCTGACGTCACGCGGCAGTACTGGGATCCGATGAAGTCAACGCTGCGCTGCCAGACGCGGGAGGCGCAGTCGTTCGGCGTCGAGCTCGCGGCCAACATGTGGGTGATCCACACCGCGAGCATTCGTCCCGGAAGCCCGCGCCAGGGCGGCTACTGGAAATCGATCCTGTGGGATTACGCGCTCAAGCACTACGCCCTGGCCGACTGGGCCGAGCTCTCGGATATCTGGGGCCTGCCGTGGGTGCTGGCCTTCATCGACGATCCGAAAGACAAGGAAGCGGTGATCGCGGCCGTGAAGACGATGAGCCGCAAGGGCCGTGGCGCGTTCCCGAAAGGAACGGACGTCAAGATCGAGAAGGGCGGCAGCGCGACCGGGTCGGTCGACATCTTCGACAAGATGGCCTCCCGGTGCGATGACAACGCCTCGATCATGTTCACGGGGCACGATCTCATTGCCGGGTCGAAGTCCGGCACGGGCACGCTGGCCAATAAGGGCGCTCAACGAGTAGCTGAGAAGCTCATCACCCGCGGAGCGCGGGGGGTGATGGCCACCTTCCGGCGCGACGTGGCCATGGTCCGCGCCACGCTCAAGTTCGGCTACGACGTGGCCATGCAGTATTGCCCGACGTGGAGGCTCAAGTACGAGCCGCCGATCGACGTACTGGCCCGCGGCCGTTCGTTCGTGATGGTGAACACGATCCTCGCTCCGCTCGGCAAGGCGATCGGCCAGCAGCAGATCCAAGAAGAGTTTGGCATCGCCGAGGTCGTCGACATCAAGAACACCGCGCCCGAAGAGCAGCCGCCCAACAATTCGCAGAACGACAACGCGGATCTGGTCAACGACGAAATCGACGCCTCGCGCCGGCGCCGTGCGGCCGCGAACGTTCGCCGGTCGGCGGGAGCGCCTCGCACCGCGCGAATCGCGGCGGCCGACGCGCCGGCCGATCATCCGATCAAGACGCATGAGGATCTCGAACGCGTCGGTGCGGCTCTGGCGCAGCGGCAATTCGCGGAGACCGGCAACGACATCCATAAGATCATCGCGAGCGGCGTGCCGCTCGAGGAGATGGCCGCGGCGATCTGGGAAGCCTATCCAAACCTCGGGCAGCCGCGGAAGTTCGCCTCGCTTGCGCGCGACGTCATGAAGACAGCCGCCGTGATCGGGATGGCCGACGTTCATGAGGAGGTGGCCGATGCCAACTCCTAGCCTCCAGGCCACAGACAGCTTCTTCCAGGAAGCGATCGCATACCACCGAGCCCGCGTGCCGATCTCCGACAGCGCCCTGGCGCAGCTCTCGAACGAAGCGCGCATGCGCGCCTTCTGGGTCACGGGCATGGCGCGCCAGGCCGAGGCGGTCGCGACTCACCGGCTGATCGACGAGTCGCTGCGCAACGGCACGACCGACGCGCAGTTCCGCGCCGACTATGCAAAGCTCACCGCCGCGAACGGCGGGTCTCTGTTGTCGATCGACAGGCAGAACCTCGTGCTGCGTCAGGCCACGGGCCTCGCGTACAGCTCCGGCCGCATCGAGAAGATGCTGGCTGTGGCCGGCTCGCGGCCGATCTGGATGTATCCGCTCGGGCCACACGACGACCGCACGACCGAGATCTGTCTCCAGCTTGAGGGCTTCATGGCGCCGGCGGACTGGCCGGGGTGGCAGCACATCGCCCCGCCGAATCACTTCCGCGAGCGGCACCTCGCGCTGCTATCGATAACGCTCGAAGAGGCGCAGGCCTTCGCTGACAAGGGCGGCAAGGTGCTCTGGAAGAACGAGGACGGCGACTACGCCGTGATCGACGGCCAGCAGATGCTGCCGGCTTCCGGCTTCGACATGCCGGCATCTCTTCTGGCCAGCGACGAGAACTCGCTCCTGGAGGAATTCGGGAAGCTCGCCGAGGAGTTCCCGGCCGGCGATGCGGAGAGCTACGACCTCTCGTCGATCGCCGAGCTGGCCGCGGACGACGTCGTCGCGGCGCCCGAGATCGAAGCGGCCGGCGACGCGGAAGCCGGCTGGACGGCGCTGCGCGAGGCGGCCGGGGTTCCGGACAACCTCGAGGAGACGATCGTGCCGGACCTGTTTGGCGACGGCGCGATCATCAACCGCGGCAGCTATGACGCGATCTTCGGCGACAAGGATCCCGAGCTCGCGCCGCTTCTTCCGGAGCTGCTCACGGATCCGGCCGAGGTGTGGTTCGTACCGTTCGACACGCCGGACGGGGTGACGATCGTCAAGCGGTTCATGGGCGCGTTCGACGTCGCCGGCGAGACGGTCTGGATCTGGGCCGACCAGTCCCCGGACGGCTGGATCGCCGAGGGCGGGGTGGGGACGCCGGACCAGATGGACGCCCTTCGGAAGGGGTACCTCGTGATGAGCAAGGCGCCGCGCAAGGCGAAAGCCGCGCTGGACGCGTCAGAAACGCCAATTTTGGCCGGTGCGGGATTTCCGCGCCATGGGGACGCAAAACCCGAGTACGCGCCGCAGTCGGGCGTTTAGGTGGGTTTTAGGTGGGGTTTGGGCGATGACTTCGGGTGTGAGCAAGAAGAGTAAGCGGAAATCGGTGGTTGCCAGCGTCGGAGGGGGTCTTTCGATCGCTGTCGGCCCCTGGCAGCTCATCGCCGCCGATCGGCGCCTGGCGGCCGAGAGCCTGGGAGGCGATCCGCCGAGCGAGATCCTGCTTATCCCATCGCCTCAGTGGGTGCTCGAGGACATCACTTTGAACACCCCGAGGGCCGCGCTTGATGAGGTCGTCGCCGAGATAGAGGCGCGTGGGATCGACATCCATTGCGACTACCACCATCAGTCGCTCTATGCCGCGAAGACCGGCATCCAGGCGCCGGCGGCCGGCTGGGCGGCTTTCTCGGGATTCCGGGTCGACGCAAAGGGTCTGTGGGCAACCTCGATCCGCTGGACCGCGGCCGCGGACGCGTACCTCCGTAACGGCGAATACCGGTATATCTCGCCGGTCGTGTACTTCGAGGACAAGACCCTCGAGGTCACCTCGCTCGATTCCTGGGCTCTCACCAACACACCGCGCAGCAATGACCAGCCGCCACTGACGGCCGCGCTGGCCGCAGAACGTTTCGCATCACGCCGCGTCGCGGCATCAAAGGGGGCATTTCATATGGACGATTTCCTGTCAATTCTCATGGACATTCTGGGCCGCGCTTACTGGGGATGCTACGACGACGAGGATCGCGCGGAGCTGCTCGGTGCGGTCGACAAAGCGCGGGCGCAAGCCGAGCTGGCGTTTGCCGCCGGCGCGAAGGAGCAGGCGGCGGCCGACACCGGCTTTGCAGCCAAGGTTCCCAAAGGAGCGACGATCCTCCAGGCGCTCATTGCCTCGGGTCTCAAACTCCCCGAAGGCGCCGCGCAGACGCAGCTCGCCGCGGCAGCGCCGGCGGATACGGACGAAGTCCCGGCGAACCTGCTCACCATCGTCGATCTCCCGGCCGGGACCAGGCGGCCGGCCTTTGCCGCGCACCTGGTGAGTCTGATGACCGAGCGCGTGCCGCGCAGCGAGCTCGTTGCGGCGCAGACCGCGATCGCGGCCGCGCGCACCAGCGACGAGAAGAGGAAGGTCGACGATCTTCTGGTCAAGTTCGCCGATCGCTACAACCAGGGCGAGGAGCCCGAGCTCCGGCGTATCGCCGCATCGAGCCCGGAGAACCTCGCGGCGATCGAGGCGAACCTCGCCAAGCGCGCTCCGGTCGTTCTGAAGCCGGCCAGCCGCGACAACGCGCCCGCGCCCCCGCAGCTCGCGGCCGCGCCCAGGGTGATGGTCGCCGGCGAGTCGCGGCCGGCAACCGAGGACGGCAGCTCGAGCCACACGGCGACGATGCAGATTCTCGCCGAGAAGGGCTGGGGCATGAGTCGCTATGCCGAGGCCAACGAAATCCGCCATCAGAACGAGCTCGCCGCCAGCCGCGCGGCCAAGTAAAGCGAGACAACGCAACTTCATAAAGGAACCAGGAGGAAGCAATGACCAACTTTTCAATCGCGGCCGAGACCGACATCCTCAGTCTCACGCGTCAACCGAGCGCGCCGGTGGCGCGCGGCCTGTTCGTCGGCGAAGACGGCAATGTCGTCGGCGCGCATGTGAAGGCGCTGGGAATCTCGCGCTATGGCGATGTGACGAGCGCCGACGTCGCGCTGAACCGGGATGTCATCATCGGCGTCCTCGGGCTGTTCCCGCTCATCGTCGGGACGCCGTTCGCCAACGGCGCCGAGATCGCCTCCGATGCCAACGGTAAGGGCATCACCGCGGTGGCCGGCGACTACGTCAACGCCATCGCCATGGAACAGGGTGTCAACACCGGCGACGTGGTTCTGGTCTACCGGGTCAGCTACAAGCTTGCGGGTACGAGCTCGGTCCTGACCGGCGCGCTCACTGGAACGGTTACGGGGGTCATGGTCAATGTCGCCGCCACGGCTGGCGGAACGGCCGGCGGCTCAACGCCGAACGCGGCGCAGGTCGATGCCGGTATCGCCGCGGCCCTGGCGCCTCTTGTCGCCTCGACCAACCTGGCGCTCAAGGAACTGCAAGCGAAAGTCAACGCGATCATCAACGGTCTCCCGTAGCACGCACTCGGCGTGCTTCCGGAGGCTGGGACAACGGCATTCATTGATTCGCTCATCACGGGCGGAAGGGAAGGGTGGGAAAGATGGGCAAGGTACTCTTGGCGGCCGACAAACTCGGCTCACTGCGGATGGTGGATCCGCACATCACGGCGCTCGCGAACGGCTATCGCGCGCCCAAGCTCCTCGGCATCACGAAGATTTACCCGATCGTGCCCTCGCCGAAGGAAGCCGGCAAATACACGAATTGGGCTCCCGATCCGTACATCGACATCAACAGGCTCAAGGTCGGGCTGGGCACCAAGCGGCTCCGCATCGACGTCAACAACTCGAGCGGCACGTTCGCAACCGCGCAGTTCGAAATCGAGGTGGCCATCCTCGACCGGGAACTGAAGGAAATCATCGACGACGACCGCGAGACCTACGTCGAGAAGAAGTCGCTCCGCGGCGAACGCGTCGTGCAGCTCGGCATGGAGGTCGCGGTGGCCACGCGTCTCCAGAACGGCGCGAACTACGCGTCGAACTACGTGTCGACGCTGTCGGGCGGGAACCTGTTTTCCGACTATACCAACTCCGATCCGGTCTCGATTCTGAGCCCGATGATCACCCGCGTCGCGCTCTCGTGCGGGCTCGATGAGGAAGACATGGGCGTCTACTTCTCGCCGATCGCCTGGCTCACCTTCAAGAACCATCCGAAGGTGCTCTCGCGCGCTGTCGGTACGACCGGGAAGGAGCCGTCGAAGGGCCGTGTGGCCGAGATCCTAAACGTCAGGGACGTCGACAAGCTCGCGTCCTCCTATTTCGTGACGATCGACGAGACCAACATCGACAACAACGTCGCCGCGCGCATCTGGAATGACTGCGTCATCATCTGCCCGCCGGCGCCGGCGACCTCGGACCCCGACACGCCGCTGCCTGGCGCGGTCGTTCGCCACACCGACTTCCCCGAGGTCGAGGAGTACATCGACCAGACGGTCGGCGGCGGGCCGGCCACCGTGAAGGTGACCAAGGACAACTGGGGCATCACGCAGATCTCCCAGAAGCGCGTCGCGCTCTTCAAGAACGTGACCGGCCTGGCGGAGGTGTCGTAGCCCGGTTCTGAATCTCAGCTCGCGGGCGCGCGCTCCCTTTGAAGCGCGCGTCCGCATTCACCGATTCACCCACAACAGGAGGCAACCCTATGGCACCAAAGAAAGACAGCGCCGATACGATCTACGAGGTCGTTCACGGCATCGTCCATATGACTCCGGTCCGCAACGTCGGCGACCAGATCACCGAGAGCGAGTTCGCCGGCGAGGGCGGACAGCGGCTCAAGAAGATCCTGCTCGATGACGGCTTGATCCGCGACACCTCGGCGCCTCTGTCGCCGGCGGCGGTCGGCGAGAAGGTTGCCGATCACCTCATCGAGCTCGCGCAGACGGTCGGCCTCATCACCAACGACGGCTCGACGTATTCGTTCGCCGGCAGCGACTACAAAGGTATCGACGCTCTGCGTGCCGTGGCCACGGTCGATGTGCTCAAGGCGGCGATCGCGGCCGGGTTCACCAACGCCAAGCCTGCGAAGAAATAAGCGCGGACGCTCTCGCACACATTAATCATGTCCTCCGCCTACGGAATCACGCCTCAGGATCTTCAGCAGCGGCTCGAGCTCGCGCAGCTGCTGAAGATCACCCTCGACGCTCCGCCGTATACCGAGCCGGATTGGAGCCTCGTCGACGAGAAGATCTCCGAGGCGGAGGCTGACTTTCACATGGCCGCCTCGTCGTACTACGCGACCCCGATCACGGCGCGCGACGATGCGACGAGCGCGGAGGCGACCGAGCTGATCACCTTCGTCATCGGCAAGATCCTTGACCTGGCGATGTACAAGCTCCTCCAGCGCCGGCCGAACCTGCTCAACGCCGGCGACAAGGCCATCTACTACTCCGGAGTCAAGAAGTCGCTCGACGCCTGGCTGGCTCTCATTCGCGGCGACGACAAGACCCGGCAGACGCTCGGCGTCGCGCGCGAGCGCACAACTCAGATCAGCTCGAGCGCCGGGGCATTCTCGGAAAGCGAGCCGCAACGCGTGACGCGCCGCGGGATGGGAGGGTTCATCTGATGGCGATGGGCCTCGATGTCACGGGTCTGGACGTGATGCAGAAGGCGCTCGAGCTGGCGGTCGCGCGCTCGCAGGATATGGCGCAGGTCTGGAACGACTTCGGCGAGGAAGCGATCCTCCAGACGCACCTGCGTGCCGCCGGTGGCATCGCTCCGGACGGCTCAGCGTGGCCGGTTTCGGCACGCGCTGCCGGGGTGAGCGGACAGACGCTCGATAGGACCGGGCGCCTTCTGGCCTCGGCGAGCTACGAGTGGAACGGCCGCGAGTTCACGCTCTTTTCCGACGACATCCGCGCGGCCGTTCACCAGGAAGGCAAGACGATTCGCCCGACCGCGGGCAAGAAGGCCCTGGCCATTCCGATGAGCGAGGAAGTCGCCAGTCAGTACAAGGCGGGCGTCTCGATCCGCGAGCAGTGGCCGGACTCGTTCCTTCTCGTCTCGGAGGCCGGCAACGCCTTTATCGTCCAGCGGCGCGGGCAACGCATCGCGCACACGAGCTCGCAGCTCGGCGCGATCGAGTTCCTGTTCATGCTCGTGCCGAGCGTGACCGAGCCGGAACGCCGGTGGCTCGGATTCTCGGAGACAGACATCCTCGGATTCGAGGGGATCGTCATCCGTCACTACGGCCTGTTCGGCCAGGGAGGCGATGCGTGAGATGGCACTCGCAATCGTTCAGTTTCTTTTCGTCGCCATGGGCTGGGTGCGCTGGGAGGACCCGATGCTAACGCCGGAAATGAGCTCCGAATACGAGCGGATGTTTGCCTCGTGCAACACGAACATGAACCGCCGCCCCGAGGCCGACGAGATCATCACGAGGATGATGAAATTCCGCGATCGCTACGAGGCCGTGAGCCGTCCGACGGGCGTCCCCTGGTACGTCATCGCCACGATCCACAACATGGAGTGCGACGGCCGGTTCGACTGTCACCTCCACAACGGCGACCCGCTCACAGCCAGGACCGTCGACGTGCCGGCCGGCCGCCCGATCAGCGGGAATCCTCCTTTCACCTGGGAAGAGAGCGCCATCGACGCGCTCAGGTTCGAAGGATTCGACGTGATGCGCAACTGGGACGTCGCGCACACGCTCTACAAGATCGAGGCGTACAACGGATTCGGATCACGCCAGCACGGAGTTCCGACGCCGTACCTGTGGGCCGGCTCGCAGCACTACGTGCGCGGGAAGTTCGTCGCCGATCATCAGTTCGATCCGCATGCAGTTTCCGAAGAGATCGGGGCCGCGGTGCTGCTTCATCGGATGAGCTACGAGCATCTGATCGACTTCCCGCCGGGGACGGCGCCGGCCGCTCCTGCAGCTCCCAGCGGAGGACAGCAGTGATTTCAGCGAGTCGCAGGTTCGGGGCGGAAGTAGAGCCACAGCAGCGCGAGGCGCTTGCGCTCGATCAGATCGCCAAGGTTGTTATCGGCGAGGGTTCGTTCAAGGGCACTCCTAACTTCTGCCTCATATCGGCCCGACGTCGCAATGATGTGATGGAGGTCGCTCGAAAAGCTATCGCGCCAGGCTGGCACAGTATCGAGAATGAGGGCGGCCGCGTCCATTGCCTTCTTGACCTCAGCACTTCTCTTGATCATCTCAGAGAGAAACGGTACCAGGTCTCGGAGGCTATGCTTTCGCCGCAGTTGGTCGGCCTTGATCTTCTTGCGTCTGGGCGATCTGCTCATCGGCCACTCCTTCTGGGCGATAGAAAAGCCACGATGACAAGCGCTTCAAATAGAAGTGCGATCGTCGCGCCGATCAAGAGCAATCCGCCGACCATGGTCCCTCATTATAAGGAGGTCGCGCGTGCCTGAGCTCGACCTCGAGCAATTCTTCCTCGTCGACGCGCCGGCGCGTGTGCGCGCCTTCCTCGACGAGAATGCGCTGCCTCTCATCACGACGGCCGACACGCTGCCGGATGCGATGGATAGCGCCTCGGATGTGCCGAGCCTGTTTGGGATCCACGGACGGATGCCGAACCAGATGGTGAACGGCCGTCGCCGCCTGGTCGCCGGCCACCGCAAGAAGCTCTACAAGTTCATGCCGGTCTTTGCGGTGGTGACCGAGAGCTACGCCTCGAACTTCAAAGAGGACGGCCGCGCCGGCGGATGGACGCTCATGCAGCAGATCGCGAACATCTTCGACGGATGGCTGGCGCCGGGGATGAACCGGGCCTTCGACGTCGTCGACATGCAGTTCGTCATCCGGTCGGCCGACCTCACGCGCGTGCAGCACCAGATCGTGCTCGAGGGCGGAGCGGAACTGTTCACAACTCCGGCGCTCGTCGCGCCATAACAAAACCAAACGGAGGCAACCTAAATGAGCGAGACGAATCAGACCGATACGAGTAAGACGCCGCCGGCGACGGAAGAGGAAGCCAGCACCTATCTCCTCTATCCACTCGAAGAGGAAGGGCCGGGGACCTTCGTCATGCACGGCGTGAACCTCTTTTTCCGCCGCGGCGCGATCACCGGGCCCGTGACGGCGACCGTCGCCGAAATTGTCACCGGGCGCGGAAAGAACCCGGCGATCCGGATCGCCACCGCGGATGAGATCAAGGCCGCGGCCGTGCCGTCGACGGTCGGTCTCAGTGCGCCGGCGACGAAAGAGGACAAGACCGACGACAAGACCGGCGACAAGACCGACACGACCAAGAACGACGACACCAAGGGTAGCGCGACCACGGGGACGACGACCGGACCTTCGGATACGACTCCGGGCGACACCGCTCAAACGGCTCGCGGCAAGAAACCGGGAACGACTCTGACGGTCGGCTGAAGCGACTTTCAACCATCAACCAATCACATGGCGGCCGCGCATGAGGCGCGGCCGGCGGCAGTGAAGCGAGGGAGGCCACAGTGATTCTCACCAACGACGTACAAGTGCAGCTCTTCCGGCAGTCGGTCATCGGCACGGCGCCGGGTACACCCAACGGCATCCTTGTTCCCAAGGGATCCGACTTCGATCTGCCTTTCGACCAGAAGCTCATCAAGAACACCCAGGTCCAGGCGGACGGCGTGCAGCGTCAGTCGGGACGCGGCAACCAGACGGCCGAGGGCGGGGGCGGTACGGTCGTCGCCAATCTCAACTTCCTCCCGTATCTCACCAAGGCATGGTGCGGGGCCTCGACGACGACGGGCAGTAGCGCGCCGTACACGACCATCTCCCGGGTGACTCGCACCACGCTCTACTACCTCTATGAGATGGGCCTCATTCCTCTTTCGCTCTTTTACCTGTACTTCGACCAGGTTTGCAGCGAGCTGCACTTCACCCTCCAGACAGAAGGGAACTTCGAGGTCAAGACGAAGTTCATCGGATCGGGCAAGGTCAACTTCCCCGGATCGTCGACGTCGCTCGATACGACGCCGACCGAACTGACGGCGTCGACGGCGGACATGACCGCGCTCACCATTCTGGAGAACACCGTCGACGGCGCCGACACGGTGAGCCTGTCGATCGACTGCGTCTCCACGATCGTGCAGAAGCGTCCCACCGGCCAGGGGGGAATCGCCAAACAGCTCGCCCAGGGCGAGAAGACGGTCGCCGGCAAGGTGAAGTTCTGGTTCGAGAGCGACGCCCGTTGGGCTCGCGCCCGCGCCGGCACGATCACGCAGCTCAAAGGGACGGTCATCGACATCGACACCAACTCCTTCGAGGCCTTGATGACCGAGGTCGAGCTCCAGCCGACCGGTCCGAAGATGTCCGACACCGCCGGCGTCACGCAGGAATACGCCTTCAACTCCATCCGCAAGTCGAACCTGACCGACACCCCGATCAAGTTCACGCACGTCAACACTACGGCGAGCTACGACTAGCGCTCGCATCCGCCGAACCCAAGAGAAAGAGGAGCCCATCCATATGACCAAGGTCCGCAAGATTCGCAATCACGCCCTCGCCGTTCCGGTCGATCATCCGGACGGCGGGACGCTTCACATCTATCCGATCGACGCGGTGCGCAACGGCCGGCTGCAGGATGAGCTGCAGGGGCTTCGCTACCTGCATGACGTGACCGGCGCGCTGGTGATCCAGGACGGCAAACCCGTCGAGGCCGAGACCACGAACGAGAAGGCGACCCGCGGGAAGATCGACATCTTCCGCAGGAACCTGGTCGAGAAGATCACGAACGTCGTCAACATCGACGATCCGTTCGAGCTCGACGAGGACGGCAACCCGAAACTCGACGACAAGGGCGATCCCGTGCTCAAGCTCATCACCATCACCGAGCCGGCCGCCATCAATGACTTCCTGGGCGAGGTCTCGAATCACATGGTCGAGCGCGAGGTCGCTCTCACCGAATGGCGCGAGCGCCAGGTGACCAAGGAAAGCGTCATCCCCTCGGCCGATGGCGGCGAGCCGACGCGCATCATCGAGACCAGGACCGAGGTCGTCTGCGAGCCGGTCATCGCAAACGGAAAGGCTACGACCGAGAAGCGCCAGGTCCAGGCCAACAAACCCATGGTCGACTGGGTCCTCGAGCAGGCGCAGGCTCTGGTTTCGTCGGCGGAGGCGGAAACAAAAAACTTCTCGCCCACGCCGGTCAGTTCTTCGGTCTAGCGGCCGGTGACCCGGCCTCGCGCATCGCCGAAGCCAAGCGGCGCGCGGCCGAGTTCAAACGGACCGGGAAGGTACCTCCGCCGGCGTCGCAGGATCGAAGCGCCGGCGGAGGGTTCCTCTGGCCGCAGAACAGGAAGGCGTGGGGGGTATGCCTCGACATGCTCTCGCAGGTCGAGGTTGCAGGGATGGGAGGCGTGGTCGGGTTCAAGCTCGGCCGCGAGCTCGATCGGGCCGAGGAGGAGAACGACGTCGGCCCAGAGGAGCGGAGCGACGTCTACCGGAAGGTCAAGGCCTTCGAGCGGTGGTGGGTCGAGCGGATCAGTGAACGAATGAAAGAGGCGGGGAGGAAGTGATGACGTTCATGGTCAGGCCAGCAAACAGGGGCGTAGGCCGTTTCGAAGGGACGCCGAAAGTCGAATACCTCAACGGCGCCACGCGCGTGCGGCTCCTGGAGGAATTCGCGTATCACGACTGCACCGGCCGCCGGTGGACGGCGCCCAAGGGTCTCGTCTCGGACGGGGCCAGCATTCCGCGCGAGCTCTGGACCATCGTCGGCTCGCCGATGATGGGGCCGCATTTCTTCGCTGGGCTGCTGCACGACGCGCGCTATCGCCTCGCGGACTGCACCAAAGAGGAAGCCGACCTTCTCTTGTGGGACGCCTGCCTGTGCGGCGGGACCTCCGAGGCCGACGCGCTGGCGATCGCGGAAGGCGTTGCGGTCGGCGGCGCCGGCGCATGGGCTGAGAACGCCGCCAAGCGCGCGGCCTGCGGCGCCGACCTGGCCAAGCTGCTTGAGTGGGCGTGAGGGGGCGGATCCCGGGCGGGTAGATGAGCGACCACGTCGTAGCGGCACGGTTTCAGTGGGACGACGCGAATGCCGTTGCTGGCATGCAGCGCGACGCAGAGGCTACGCGTCTGCTCAATCAGGCCATCGCTGAAGGGGCTCCCGCGGCCGCGGCGCTCGCGCAAACACTTAGACAACTGACCGAGAGCACGGCCGCCGCGGCGCAGGCGCAGTCGGCGATGGCTGAGAACTTGAGCCAGAACACGGTCGCGATAAAGGAGACCGCCGAAAGCGTCAGCACGATCGAATCGAATCTCGCGACCGCGACGGAAGCCGCCAGGGGCTTCATCGAAGCGTTCGTAGCCAGCAGGATCGTTGGTGTTCTCAAGGACATCACGATGGCGGGCGTCGAGTTCAACGCCCAACTCGAAGAGTCGAGACTCGGCCTAGGCGCTCTCACCAATACCTTTGGGACGCTCTATGACGCCACGGGGCAGGTGCTCAAAGGGAACGATGCCTACAACGCCTCGATGCTGATCGGGGCCGACATCCAGGACAAGCTCAAGCTCCGGGCGCTCTCGACGACGCTCCAATACTCCCAGCTCCTCGACGTCATGCAACGCGCCATGCCGCAGATGATGCAGCATCTCAAGGACGCGCAGGGGTTCGTGGTCGACGACTCCAAGCTCGTCGATTTCGCGGCGACCTTCGCCCAGGGCGCACGCACCGCGGGTCTGGGGCCGGAAGAGATCGGGGTCAACCTCCAGCGGTTCTTGCAGGGGACGGCGGATCCGCGTCACGCGCGGTTCGCCGCGATGCTGCTCAATACGATCGGCCCGACGCCGGCGGCCGCAAAAGAGCAGATGCAGCAGTGGGAGGACCAGGGCGTTCTCTGGGACAAGCTCACCGAGAAGCTCGCCGCGTTCAAGCATGCCGGCGAGGACGCCATGAATCAGTACACGGGCGCCCTAACGAACCTCAAGGACGCCTGGCAGCAGCTCCTCGGCGAGGGCACGTCCGACGCGACCAAGTCCCTCACTACCGACATGCTCGCGCTGCGTGACGCGCTGGTCACGATCGACACGCAGGGTCACGCCACATTCAACGAGAACATAGTCGCCGGCGTTAAGGGAGTGGCTGGTGCAATCGTATCGATTGTCACGGCCGCCGAGTCAGTGATTGAGAAGTTCACGCAGCCCGGCGGCCTCATCGACGCAATGAAGGCGTTGATCGGACAACGAGACCGGCTCCTCAATGCGCCGGGAGAAACGAAGGCGCAGGAATTCGTTGACATCGACGCGCAGGGAAATCCCATCACTCAGGATCAGATGGAAGCGCAGTCGGCGGCAATGAAATCCGGGATCCTCGATCACGTGACGAATCCATTCCCGTGGCTGAATGACTTAACGCGCATGCGTCCGGTCACGAACGGGAGCGGTTTTTTTGGAACGACCGTGGACGGCTTCACTCCCTCGGGAAAGAGTGCCGTCGAGATCCGGGATCAGCTGATGAACCAGTGGTTGAACTCAGTCACGTCGGTCCCGCCGGCTGGGTTCCTTGGTTCAGTCAGTGATCCGAAGTCCCCATTCAACCGGCAGAACACCGACAGCGGCATGGCGGCGCTCCTCGGCGGCGGTTGGAATAAGGGAGGGTTCAAAATCACAACCCCGAACCCTGGCGAAAAAGACGACGGCACAGCGGCCGCGAACAAGCTGGACGACTTCAAGCGGTTCATGGAGCAATTCAACGCCGGCGCCGGAGCGATCGACGAGGATCCGCTCGCTCAGAAGTTGAACAAGCTCACCGTCGACCAGAATCAGGCCTGGGACAACTTCCTCAAGCTGTCCCGCGATCCCAAGCTCCAGGACGCCGGCATCAATTGGACCAAGGCTCTCGACAACATCGACGAGACCTTCGCCAACCGGCGCACCGACGCCATCGATAAGTACAACAACGAATTCACCAACGCCCTCCAGGCCCTCCAGAACAAGATCGCCCCCGCGGGCAAGGACGATCCCGAGGCCAAGTTCCTCACCGACAAGTTGACGCGTCTCGAAGAGATCGACGCGCTCATGCGCAAGTTCCCGGACAAGGTCGCGAGCCCCGAGGGGCAGGCCGCGTTCGGAACGCAGATCCAAAAGCTCGACCCGCTTACGGGCCAGCCGGTCGGTCCGGAGGCCGCGCCGGGCACGCTCGAGCTGGCGGCCGAAGCGGAGTACGACAAGAAGGTGGAGGACGCCCGGGACAAGAGCCTCGAGAAGATCGACAAGGCCACCCTCGACGCGACCCGGAAGACCGCCGAGCTCAAGACGCAGATCGAGATCGACGCGACGGACGCAACCGAAAAGCAGAACATCGAGACGATCGTCAACTCGATCGACCGCCAGCTCGCCACGAAAATCGCGGCCAACGACAAGTGGGCCGCCGAGCAGGACAAGACCGCAAAGGATCAGCTCCACGCTACGGACCAGCAGGGCTTGCTCAACGAGCGACTGGCTAACATCGAGGCCGCCCGCCAGGCCAAGAACAAGCTGGCAGATGACGAAGCCACACGCCAGCACAACGCCGAGAACGCCACCACGCTGGAGTGGCTGAACAACCTCGATAAACGCCGTGAAGAGGTCATACCGAAGATCGGCATAACCCTACAGGACACGATCATCGGCGCGCTCACCTCGACCCAGTCGGCCATCGATCAGTTCTTCGCCAACATCGCCGCTGGCAACGCGAACCTCGGCTCGAGCGCGGACGCCCTCGTTCATGATCTCGGTCAGAAGTGGTCGAAGGTCTTCGCCGATGCGCTGAGCGCGCCGCTCCATGGCGGCTCCATCCTCACGTCGTTCAGCCAGATCAGCGGCGCATTTTCAAACACGAACGGTCTGGATAGCCGCTCACTTGATGGCATCCTCGCCGGCGCCGGCATCGGGTCGTTTATCGGGGGCGCTTTCGGTCCGGGCAACAAGGCAGCCGCAGGTGGCTCGATCGGTGGCGGCATTGGCGCGATCGCCGGCGGGATCATCGGAAGCGCCTTGCCCGGTCTCGGCACCGCGATCGGAGCCGAGCTGGGTTCCGTGCTCGGCTCTTTATTGGGCGCGGCCATCGGTTCGACGATGTCCACCACGAACTGGGAAAAGATCGTGCTCCAGAGCGTCACCCTCAGCGATCTCCGCGGCCCACAGAACGCGATCAACAACGGCGGCCAGGTCACCGACCCTCTCGGGAACGGAGGATCGATCTCCTTCGGCGAAAAGGGGCTCGGCGACACGCTCGGTACCCAGATCGAGAACCAGATCCGAGCCAAGGTCGCCGACGCGATGAAGAGCTATCAGTCGATCCTCGACCTCTTCCCCGAAGAGGTGCAGGCCCAGCTCGCCAAGTTCAATCCGAGCATCAGCCTCACCGACACGACCAACAACGTCGGCAAGTTCCTCGACCTCAATGGAGCGATGTCTTCGCTCAGCGACTTTTTTTCGAACCAGTTGCCCCAGGCCGCCTTCTCTGCCTACGAGCCGGCTCTGGCCGCGGGTCTGGCGGCGATGGGCGAAGGTCAGCAGCGCATCGCCCAGGTCATGGCCTACTGGGGCACGCTGCAGGGCACCGAGCTCCACGACGCGGTGCTGGCCTACGTCACGGCCCTGGTCAAGTTCGCGAGCAACAAGAGCCAGCTCGGCGACCCCACCTCGGCCATCACCCAGGCCACGAAGAATCAGGAAGCGACGCCCCTCTCGCAGCTACAGGACCAGAACAGCGCGATGGCCCTGGTCGTGGCTTCGCTCCCCAAGCTCGTCGACGTGAGCGACCAGCTCGCGGCCATGCAGCAGCTCAACACGATGTCGGACACCTTCTTCCAGGGCCTCGTCGCGGCCTTCCAGAAGATCGACGACCTCCAGAAGCAGACCAACACATCGCTCGACTCGTTCAACGAACAGGTCAACCTGGCCGGCATGACCGACCAGCAGAAGATGGACTACTACTACAAACAAATGGGGTCGCTGGAGACACAGCTCCAGGTCACCAAGGACCCCGACCGCGTGGCCGCGATCGTCGCCCAGATCGAGCAGTACGGCCAGGCCGCCCTGAGCCTGGCCCCCGACAACGCCGACAATCGCGCGGAGCTGCTCCAGATCAGTGACGAGGTGAGGAACCTCGCCGGCACCGACTACGCCGGGGCCCAAGCGAACCTCTTGACCCAGCAGCAGGCCGCCTACACGCTCTTGAGCACCGCGGCCAACACCCTGCTCAAGGCCTCGAATGACCTGATGGGCCGCGCACCTGGCGCCGGCAGGAGTCCGGCTCCTGGCTTGGGCGGCGGCGGCGGCAACAAAATCGGTCCGCACGACCCCACCAATCCGAACGCCCCGGGACCGAACCTCAACAGCAACGCGCCGCCGATCACGGCTCAGGCGCTCACCGGAGCGTTCCGAACCGCGCTCGACGACAAGCCGATCGCCATCTCGACCGACAACGGCGTGGCCCTCATCGTCGCCGCGGTCGATCGCGTGTCGACCGCCCTTGGCGGGGGTGGAACCGTGGGCGCATTGCCGACGCATGGGAGCGCGGCATGGCGGCAGTATGCCGAGACCACGCTGGCGACGTTGAGTGGGGTGCCCAGCTCCCCGGCCGGCGGCGGCTCTGACTCGGCGCCCGTCGTCGCAGCAATCAAGGCCCTCCAGGATGAGATGCGCCTTCTCCGGACGGCCGTGACGGACCGCGCCGTCGTCATCACCGGAGACGGGGCGGAGTTTCTGCGCGCGGTCGGCTTCGGCATCCAGGACGCCACGATCACGACTCTGCGCGCTCATCCGGAACTCCTCGCGAACGTGTGGGATTGAGGACAGGACCCAGACCATGCCGCTCGATCCAGCAGTCGTAACCCGCTATGCCGACAAGCTCCAGCAGACGACTCTGCTGGTCACGATCAGTGCGTCGCCGATCAGGTACTTCACGAACTTTCCGGGCGGCATCACCACGGGCGGCCAGACCTACATCTATCGCTCGTTCAAAATCTCCAACGTCATCGAGAGCACGGACGGCTCGGCGATCCAGATGACGCTGACCTTCGACAATGTCGACAGCCTTCTCAATGACCTGGTCACCGACCCCGCGCAGCGGCGCAAGCCCGTCGTCGTCGCCAAGCTGCACTTCAACCCCGATTGGTCTGTAGCCGCTCCGGAGTCGTGGCTCGAGGGCTTCACGGCCAAGCCGCGCATCTATGGCCTCCAGGTCGAGATCATCTGCCGCGACGACTCAGGCCGGGAGGGCGCCTCGCCCGACATCACCTACGGCGACGTGCTCGTGCGCCATGCGGCGCCGGCCGCGAATAACCAGTTCCTCTTCGCCGGAGGTCTCCAGTGATCCGCGGGACGATGTTCCCGGACATCCCGCCCTCCTCGGCGACGGTGGGTCAGGCCTACACGCGCAACCTGGTCGTCGCCCAGGACCGGATCGATGCTCTGTACGGGGATCCGCAGATCAATGTCCCTCATCCATACCAGCAGTACAAGATCGGCTACTCCTCGGATGTGCTGAGCGGCGCGGATCTGGACGCACTGCGCGATCACTTTGCCGCCAACGCCGCGACCTACTTCTCGTTCTTTTGTTTCTGGGGCTCGGACGCCACCGATCCGACCCTCTCGCGCAAGCGCTCGATCCCGAAGATGACGGTGGCCACCGTCGTCCATGATCAGCTCATCTACACCCTGCCAGCCAAGGCCGTCGACACGCCGACTCTGTATGACGGCGCGGGCGCGGTGATCGCGAGCTCGCGCTACGACCTCAACCCCGGCGCCGGTAGCGAAGGCGCCGACAACGTCACGTTCCACAGCACGGGCGTTCAGCCGGCGGCCGGGATCCTCACGTTTTCCGCCGTCGCCGGCCGCCGGCGTTTCGCGGCCTTCTACGTGTTTCCGCAGGAGTTCCCGGAAGCATGGTCCGAGGGCGACGTCTGGATCCTCTCTACACCGCTGCAGCTCGTCACGTCGGTGACCCTCACATGAGTCCGCGCCAACGCGCTGTTGTCACGACGCCCGACCTGACTCATCCCTCGCCGCGGCTCAGCACTCCGAATCCTTACGTCCCGAACAAGATCGCGGACGCGACGATCTCGCTCGCTGGCGGCGCGGCCGACGACCTCACCCAGGTACCGTTCGCGTTCGGCCTGGTCGAGACCGAAGGCTCGATCCGCTACGCGTTCCAGTCGCCCTTCAGCGGCGCTCTATGGATCGCGCGCGCTCTGGCTCTCGGCGAGCGCGAGGCGACCATCTATGGCGGCGAACAGGCCGGCGAGTGCGACGGCCTGGTAGGGGTCTACACCGACGCCGGGCTGTTTTCGAACGGCAACTTTCAGTGCTGGTGGCACAGCGGATCGCTGAGCCAGGGGATCGACACCAACATGGCGGCCGGCGACTACGTGTCGCCGTGGGATGAGACGCTGGTCATCACCGACAAGACTGGCAAGCGGCGGGCGATCTGCTACGTCATCGAGTGCTGGTCGAATGTCGCGGCTGCCTGGGCCAGCGGCATCGCCAAGGTCCGATATCGCTTCCGCGGCTCGCGCGTCTTGAACACGACAACGGGTCTGGTCGCCTACACGACGAATCCATGGTGGCAGGGCCGCTATGTCGCTCTGGATCCGGCCGGCTTGCTTCTCAAGCCCTCGCGCATCAATGAGGCATCGTTTCAGCTCGCGGCCGCGAACTCGCCGAGCGGCCTCTATGAGTCGAACATGCTCCTCACCGGCAGCAACACGCGCGACTGCCGCAAGCAGTTCGGCCTGCTCGGCGCGGGCTGGCTCGTCTACTCCGGCGGCAATCAACTCACGGCGATCGCCGATCGATCGACCGATCCGGTTGTTGCGACCTACGACGACACGAACTTCTCCACGGCCAAGCCGATTGAGGTTGGTCCTACCGCGGATCCGGACCAGATGGTCAACAACGTGTCGATTCAGTCCACCGACACGACCGACTCGTCCGGCGTCTGGAAGTTGGTCACGGTCTCGCTTAAGACGGCTGGCCTGCTGGCTGGGACGGAAGAGGAGGTTCCGGCGACGTTCCAGTTCCCGCAGATCCAGCAGCTCGCCGTTGTGCAGCAGATGCTCGGCTATCTGCTCTACTCGTATCAGGAGCTCCGGATCAAGGGGAACTGGCTGGCCAACGCCGGCGGCCCGCGCCTGGCCGGCGACGTCGTCACCCAATCGCTGCCTGCGATGGGCATCTCCGACAACTTCCGCGTTATGGTGCGGGACAAGCAACCGAACGGCACCTTCGACGTCGAGCTGGCTCTGATCGACGCGCGCAAATGGGCCGGCGCGAGCTCGACGCCCCCGACAAGGCTGCGCTCGACCCTGCAAGACCCCTTCGCCGTCCCGCCCACCCCGCCCGCGCCTACGGTCACGCAGGAGGTCGACAAGATCAAGATCGTCGTCAACCCTCCCTCGCCAACTTATCAGTGGTACGGGGGGCAGCTCGTCACAGTTCAGCAGGCCGGGTTCGCGGAGCGCACTTTGGGAGTGGCTGGCGCCACCCCTCTCTACATCGAGGACATCCAAATGAACAGTCTCTACACCATCAGAACAAGAGTGATCAACGTCGTTAACACCGCCTTACTGTCGCTCGCGGCGACATGGACGATCACGCCTGTCGTGGCGCAAGTCGAGCCTCCGGGCATCGTCTATCAGTCGTCGGACGGTCTCGGAGTGTGGTGGGATCCGCCTCAGACGCGTGACGCGATCAATTACGGAGCGAGCGCCTGGAGCGTGCAGGGCACGGCACACTCGGTGTGGGATCCCACGAAGATCAACGACGGCGATCTCACGGTTTCGGCGTTGGTCTGGAACGGCGCCGGCAGCGCTGGTGCGGTAACCGTCGATCAGGGATCAGCGCTCATCGCGCGAGAGATCGAGATCACCTGGCTGGACGCCACGCACCATCCACAACTGGGGCCGGTCTATTCGTCCGACAACATCACGCTGAACCCTGTGTCGATGCTCGGAACAGGCCCCTCTACATTTGGGCAGGCCTACCCGGCCGTCAAGGGCGTTCAGTGGGATTCGCTCGACGGACTCAAAACGGTCTTCTTCATTCCTCCGAGCATTGGTGCTTACCGCTTCGTTGGAGTTGCATTCCTCGGCAGTCACGACACCGGCCGGATCGCGGAGATTCGGGTCCGCAAGTACACCGGCTCAGCCTACGCCTTCACCAAAGGCTTCCGCCTCTTCGGCACGGAGCCTGGTAGCAGCACTCTCGTTGGCGGCGCAACGCCGACGACGCGCACCTTCGACATCAATTTCCAGCCGACCAACACGAACTACATCAAGTTGTCGGACTGGTTTTACTCGTGGAATTGGTCGGATACCCTTTCGAACACCAGCTCGATTGGATTCATCGCGACACTTCGAATTCAAACGATCGCTACCGACGACACCCTTTCAGATCAACGTGGATATGCCGCTTCATTCGTCCAGGCTGTCTCCGCAGGTGGGCCGGTTTCTGTTCCGTCTATGGACGGCGTTGCCGTAGTTGGAACGTCACCTATCCTCGCCCGCGAAGACCATGTTCATCCGTCCGACACCTCGAAGGCCGACGTCACCTACGTCGACACACAGATCGCAGCAGCCGTCGCGGGCATCAAGTGGAAGACCTCGGTACGGGTAGCAACGACGGCCGCGGGAACCCTCGCGAGCAGTTTTGCGAATGGCTCGACGATCGACGGCGTGACGCTGGCCACTGGCGATCGCATCCTCATCAAAGACCAAGTCTCTGGCTCAGACAACGGCATCTATACCGTGAGCGCATCTGGCGCTCCGACACGCGCGACGGACGCAAACACGGGCGCCGAGCTCGTCTCCGCGGCGGCATTCGCCCAAAGCGGCACCGTGAACGCTGACCGCGCGTTCTACTGTACCAACGACAGCATTACCTTGGGCTCGACGTCGATTGCATGGGTTCCGTTCGCATCAGTCATCGGAGCACTGCTTTCATCAAACAACCTGTCCGACATCGCCAGCCCTTCAGCCGCGAGAACAAACCTCGGGCTCGGTACGATGGCGACGCAAAACGGCACGGCGCCCGTCGACGTCTCGTTGTCTACTCAGGCAGCATCGATCGGCACGACCAACCTTGTAGCCTCAACCCCGTCGGCAGGGCTCTATCGGATCAGTTGGGCCCAGCTCATCACCCAAGCGGCGACCACATCCTCATCTCTTCTGACGACGATCGGATGGAACAACGGCTCGGCAAAGTCGACGACGGTTAATTGGCTCAACGGCGCGGCCCCCAAGGCCCAAGCCGATGGCAATAGTGCTGTTGGCGGAGAAGAGAGTGGATCTATCGTCGTCTTCTGCGCGAACGGCACCGCGCTTACCTACGCCACCACCTACGCCAGCAGCGGAGCTACGCCCATGCAGTACAGCCTTCGCATCCACGTCGAGCGGTTGTCCCCGTAG